TTAAATTTCTTTTACTTGTAAAAGAATGACAATATCAGTCTTTGAATTTGATTTTGAACGGCCGCTTAAAATGCCTTTAGGTAAAAAACTAAACCCTGTTTCCCCTTCTGTTATCTTATTTTCAGCCAAACCACCTAGCACAACAATATCCCCACTTTTTAACGTTACATCTGTGACAATGTCGCGTTTTATTAAGGTCGGTGACTGATTAACGCCCGTGTCAGTCTTCACAAAATTAGATAACTGTTGATTGATTTTCAAATCTATAGCGTTATTTTTAATTGTAGGTTGAATATCAAAAATCACACCGCTTGAACGATATTCGATTGATTGCACGGCTCTACCGTCTCTATCATATGTCACGGCACCCAATACCGGCACATCAGACCCAACTGAAAAATTACCTTTTGAGCCTGATTTAACTCTAAGCGTTGGCGAACTTACAACATGAAAGCGACTATCTGTACGAAATAACTCAATCATAGCATCTAAATTTCCCGTATTTACCGTGATAAAGTTTTCATAATTTTGTTTAACGCCAATATTAATACCAAGCTTACCTGAAAGCAGTTTCGCCAATAAATTAATTCCACTTCCCTCTTTTTCTTCTGTTTGTACTTCAAAAACATAGCCTGTTACAACAACCTCACGACTTGGTACATCGACACCTTTTAAAACAGATTTTACTCGTGCAATATCTTCTGTTTTACCATAATAAACCAACTTATCACCGCTTGCTGATACCGCGCCTTCTTCATCTTTTAAAAACTGCGACAAGTATTCAGTATCACGATAAATCGGACTATAAACAAAGCTATTTTTCATCACTTTTTTAGGTTGAGACTCAATATGAGCAAGATACACAACGCCTTTTTTCTCATACACCTTTATATTAATATTCTCAAAATAACGCGTTAAGAACTCATTGAAATCTTGTTCTTCAGTAGTATGAAAGCTTAATAAACGTTTATCTTCCGCTAGTTTTGGATCCAACATATAAGGCTTATTTAACACTTCATCATAAATAACTGAAACCGCCTTAGGTAAAGGCACCGCCTCAAGCTTAAAATCAACATTCTTCGCCCAAGATTGCGCTCCTAAAAATAATAAAACCATAAATAAAAAAGCTCTCATTGCATTGCCCCCGAATAATAATTCACGACTTCCCCATCAATCAAACCTTCTAACATACGACCGCTATAACTAAAACTCGAACGTGGTTCAAATCGCAACCGCCCAACGGCGTCAGATAAAATGACAAATGATTCCCCGTCTTTTGATAATTCACCTGTAACACGCCATTTTTCCGAAATTCTTGGCGGCGTGTAATTCACTACTGGTTGAATAAGGCGTTTTTCAATAGGTAAGCTTTCAGCCATTTCAGCGCTTGAATTAGCTTTAACTGACGCTTTATCTTTATCTACTTTTCCCATATTAAAAAATGAATTAAAGCCATAAAACCCCGCTGAAATAAGTAAAATCATTAAAACAACCATAGCTTTAAACTGAAAAGATTTGAAGATATTTCCACGACCATCAACAGTATTTTCTTTTCCGTTTATACCATCATAACTTTGATAAAGCGGGAAAATATCCTTGTTATATTTACGCTGAAGTTGTAAGGTCTTATTTGATTTTGTTGTCTTAGCGCCTGTAAATACATCTACACGATAACGATTAGACATACCTAGCGCACTTAATTTTGACATGCGATAAGTTGTCTCAATCCTATCTTTAATAAAACGTGGTAATTGTGCTACGGATTGATTTATTACAACTAAATCGCAACACTCCCCTGTATCAGGATTCGTAAAATGACGATGTTCAGCCAAAAAAGAACGATGATTTTCATGAATTTTTTCACTTGGAAAAATCCTCCAAACCTCATCAAGGCAAATTAAATCCCCTGCGCGACAAATAGAGTTTTCAGAACCTTTATAAGGAAAGAAATCTGCTTGTTGGCATTGCTCATCTGAAACTGAAATAAATTCGCCTAAATCCTCGGGGTTTGCACCCTTTGATACACAATAATCAAATAATTTTGACTGTGTTAAACCAACAATATTACTGACAATCCGTCGCCCTTTCTTGAAATGTTCAAGAATAACCGAGCTAACTACTTCATAAGATTTACCGCTGCCAGGAATACCTACATAAGCTAAAATAGCCATAACTTACCCTATTACTGGAATACGACGAATAATAAAACGTGCCAACATCGCAGAAATAAAAAGAGTAACACCAAACGGAACTTTTAATAACTCTAAGAAATACCACATATCAGATGGCAAGTTATTAAACAGTGTTTGAAAATTCACTCTTAAATTTTCAGGTATAAAAAGCTCAATCACGACAGGAATAAATTCTGTCGTAACAAAAAACACTGCAAAAAACACAAAGAATTTTGCCACGATACCTTTAAAAACAAACCCTAAAAAACCGCTAAATAATCTTAAAATCAAACCACCCATAACTACCTCTAAGCACTCAATAATTTACGAATAGCAATAATCGACCAAATCAGTGTAAATAACGCACCCAAAATTGCTCTGTTTTGCTCTAAAATCGGACAATGGCTATCTATCGTATAGGTACGATTTAGCGCATTAAAAGACCAAGTTGGACATTGTGCTGCTTTTCCTTGAATGGTTAAATTTTGAAACTCAGGAAAAAACTTTTTAAACGGTTCTAAAATTTGATGCGCTGTCGGAGGTTCTAAATTAGGATAATTAGGATCACCATAATTATCTTCATCATGTTTATTAGAGTGAGTATTATTACTACTGCCACCAGGGTTACTTGGTCGTGATGGATTGATAGGTTTTTGTGTCTTTTTATCATCAAACATATCAGGAGAATAATTAAAGTTTAATAAATCCTCTTTAGTTAAATATTCACGGCCCTTCAAAATATCTGATTGCATAGCATTAACATGTGAGAATGCAAAATCAATTATTCTACGTTCATCACTATCAAACTCCTTGCTTTGTAATGTAACTAACTCTTTTAATAATCGCTCTATATTACTTTCACCCATAACTAAAGGCTTATCAGATGGTAAATTTTTAATTAATGCATCCGGTGTTCCTAATTCATATTTTTTAGTTACTTCTCTTTCTTGTTTCTCACCATTAAAAATAAAAGTCGATACGGATTCTTCATGTTTATTTTCGCCAAATTCATAATCAAAAGTAACTTGATAAATCCTATTTGTCTCCGACTGACTAATAAGATTCTTATTTTTAATTGTGGGATTACGCATTTCAAGAAAACCAGAGTTGGCATAATTTTCAACAGCACATTCAATAACATCATCAATATTTTCATTACCGCACTCTGGATAAGCTAAACTTTTCCAAAAGATAAATACTTCAGTTTTTGTCTTATAAACAAAAATTGGTGCAATTTTCGTTGGTTTCTCTCCTTCTAAATAATATTTTTCTTTCAAATTCGTCGTTGGATTAACAACCCAAACAAAATAACCTTTCTCATCTTTTTCTGCATCGGTAAACATCTCAAAGGCTTTATCTATTGCTCCATCAACTAAAAGCCCCGCACCAGCAGCAACCATAACTGCGCCCCAAGGGTTACGTTTGCCCAAAATTTCTGCCATTTTTGTACTTTTCTGTGCGATTTTTCGTAAGGCATTCGCACGTTGTAATTTTTGTGCATCATCTAATGTCATCGGTAAATTTTTAGTCGTGCTATAAGATCGCTCAAGCAAATCCTTTGTTAAGATCTTTGCTATGTTATCTTTTGTTATAGTGCTGTCTGCAAATGCTGAAAATGATAGGAAAATAAAGGGAAAAATTACCCATCTATGCCACGAATAACTGCCCAAGCGCATAACATTCCCCACGAAAAAAATAAAATTTGCCACATAATTACCTCTTAAAATTAAAGGGGCAATAAAGCCCCTTTAATTCGTTATTAAGCACCACGAACCGCTTTAATAATCCATTGACCACCCTTCCAGGCAACCAATGCACCAATGATGATACCAATAACAGATAAAACCGCAGTGATTGCTCCGCTGAAATCAATTTTTGAAGTCAAAGCTGTATAATCAACTGCTTGTTGTTCAGCCATTGCTAATGCAGGAACTAATGCGACTGCGCCTAAAGCAACTTTAGTTGTTGCAGATTTTAAAAATTTAAACATAATAAAAACCTCAATTAACTAGGCTTTTTTGATTGTCTCTAAAATCAGTCCACCGAATTTAGCAATCAACCAAAATCCTAATGTTATTGAAAACGATGCAGCAAAAATTTCAGGATAATACTGAAATTCTTGTGCACCACCTTTATTTGAAGTACCGTAAACTTGGGCTGACTCAACAAGTTTTTCTGCCTCTGTTTGCGGTATCTTCAAAACTATTTGATTACAACCATCACCACCAAAATTCATATACGGATGGCAAAATTTAGTTGTAATCTCGATTTCATTACTCATAAATGAAATACCAATAAATAAAAAATTGTTAGAGCAAGGCTACAACCAATAAAACTTGCCCCTACCATTTCTATAAATTCACGCATTATTTCAATTCTTCTATGATTGAACTTTCATCAAAATTGTAAGTAATACCTTTACGACCATTTTCCATAGCCCATTCTCGTGGATAAACAAGCACCATTACCGTTTTATCCTTTAAGCGATTAATCGTATTTCTTAACGCATCATTCATAGAGCGATCATCAATCTTAATTTCTTGAATTGATGTGTTATAGCCGCCATAGCCATCAGGCTCTTGTAATTGAACCCCCATGTTATGACGATCTTTTACTTCTCCAGTCTCTCGATTAGTGAAAGATGAAGATTTATAACCTTTTAAAATACCTACAATATAAAATCCGGTACGCATAATTGATTTCTCCTAATTAATGATAAAAAGACTTATTTATTAAACAACAAAACGTAACTGAGGAGCGTTACTTGGAAATTGATAAAAATCTGGAGCTTTAAATGGACGAACCATAATATTCTCACAAGCGATAACTCTAACCGCTTGGAATTTCTCAACATCGCAAGGATTAGCAATATCAATACCTATTTTTCTTAATCTTGCTCTATGAGTTTCATATTGACGAGATTTGAGGCCTAACTCTTTGCCACTAGCCCATAACATTGCGTAATATGCTGAAGTTGTTGCTTTTCTCAATGTATCAACAATCCCTTGAGAAACTAATTGTTCAGCAATGGTTTCTAAATCATATTGACTTACATTTAGCTTTTTATACATGTCAGTAAATTCCTTCTGTAAGTTTTCTAATACTGAAAAATCACTAATTCCCCAATAACATAAATTTTCACGCTGCAAATATCTTGATTTTAATTTTTGCTCAAAACGGACTACTCCATTTTCTCTGCAATACTCATAAACACTTCTGTAATATCTAAACTCTTTTGATTCTTCACCAAATTTACGCTTAATCTTGTCATAAGAATGAACTCGCATTTCTTCGTGTTTTATATAACAGCTTGGATAAATTAAATTGGCATTTCCTTTTTCACTAAGCCAATCCGTGGTGCAACCATTTGTATGAAGTCTGCCAATAGAATTTCTATAACGCATCTGTGATAAGGCTTTTAGAAATGTACGCTCATTACCCTTACCAACAGCTTTATTGGTAGTAATATCTAAACGTTTAATGATTGCGCCATTAGAAAATTTTGAGACCTTAGAACCATCTTCGCCTTGGCGATAAAAAATTTCAGTGCAACGAGTAAAAATTGGTAATTTAAGAGAGGAAAGAATTGAATTGAAACAGGAAACGCAACTATCTACAGTATCAAAACCAAAAACATTTTCTACTCGACCCCATCTACTTGGGTTTCCTGCCATACGAATAACAGAGCCCGAGATTTTAATACTAACCTCATCACAATAGCTGCCTTTATGATGGTACTTACCCGTAACTCTACTTTTTTGAATTTCACCGCCTTCAGTAACAACCATTAAATATTGACCATAAATAGAGAGTAAAAGCTCTTCAGGGATTTCTATCCCAAAATCCTGCTCTATCTCTAACCAGTCAATAAATAAGTTCACAAAGTAACCCTCAAAAAAGAAAAACTTTTTTTCTAAGAAATTAGATTTTACTAAATTATAATAATCTCATTTCTTAGATGTCAATAAAATAATTTCTTTTTTTTCTAAGAAATGATATTATTTTTTTCATAAGTAGAAATAGGGAACACAAAATGCCGACAAAACACATTGATGATCTAACATGGAAAAAAGTCCAAGAAGAACATGTAAAAGCTGTTGTGCTTACCAAAATGAGTATAAAAGATACTGAAATTCTTAAGATTTTAATTAAGAAGGGATTAGATAACGTAACAGACGATGATTACATTAATTTTGCTAACAAAAAGGAAAGTAAATGAGATATTTCAGACTCTCTTACGATACTAGACAACTTAGTAAAAAGAACATTGAGTTAATCAATCAGACTGTAATTAAGAAACTAGGTGAAGAAGGTTTCTTCGTTCCTGAAGAATCTCAGATTACTCTTGATTTCCCCATTCCTGAAGCACTGCATCAAGAACAAAATATTTTCTTTTCCATTCCTAACAATCTATGCAATGAAGAAAAAGAGCTGTTTTTTAGAAAAATGGCAAGAGAATACTTTGAATTAATAAGTTCTAATGTTGGCATATCAGGTATGAGAACGTATGATTTATATCCTGATGAAGATAGTTATCAAAGACAATTAAAGTTAATTATAGACAATTATTTGATAGCTACGGCTGATTATGAGGATAAAGACTATATAAAATCAATTCTAGATAGTAATGAATTTCTAAAAAACTGGTTAGAAGATACAGGAAGATTACCAATTTAA